GTATTTGAAGTTAAAGCTATAGCACCAAGAGCAGTATTATCGCTACCAGTAGTATTTGCGTCTAACGCACCTTTTCCTACGGCAACATTTGATGCACCAGTTGTATTTACTAATAAAGCATCTACACCAACACCTACATTATTATCTGCTGTTGTAGTTGCTTTACCCGATTTGCTTCCTATAAAAGTATTTCTATTTCCTGTAGTTACTGCTGTACCAGCATCATGTCCTATTAGGGTGGTGTCTGCTCCTTCTGTTAATGAAGTTCCTGAATCACTACCTATAGCTACGTTATCTGTTCCAGAAGTTACTGAGTCTAATGCTGTATCACCCAAAGCTACGTTGCCTGTGCTTGTTGGATAATTTCCGTCTAGTTTAATTGTTCCGCTAGAAGCAACTATATTTCCAGCAAAAGTTACATGTCCACCATCTGCTATAGTCATTGCATCATCACCATCTGTAAATTCTATTAATGGTGTTTGTATTGCTGATGATGTTTCTATAATTCCACTTGTTTGCAAATTTAAAGAAGCAAAAGCATCTATCATTGCTCCGCCTGATCCTGCACCATCTGCATAAATCATTTTAGTTTTACCAGTAGGTATAGTTACAGTCGCGCCACTGCCTTGTTTTATTATTATAGATTGAGAACCACTTGTTCCATTTTCTATAACCCAAAGTTTAGATACTGTATTTGGTCCTATAGTAATAGTACAAGTAGAATCTAATGTACCTGTATACTTAAGAAACATTGATCTACCGGGATCAGTTGCTCCATCTGCAATAGTAGTTGTGTGAGTATCAGCATTAGTTGTTATAGCTTCTGTGCCATAACTAAATGCTTCAGCAATCAACTCAAGATTTGTATTCGTCGATGAACCCCATGTTCCCGACTCATCACCTGTTGCTATTTCTTTTAATCTTAAATCATTAACGTAAGTTGCCATTATTTTTCCTCATTATGAATATTAAACCATTTAAGCTGCTGCGTCATCCCATGTTGTTGTTTGTGATGAGTTTACAGCAGACCATGTAGATGACTGCGATTCATCCACATTTGTCCAATTTGTAGTAACTCCCGGATGTATTTCTCCCCAGACATTTAAAAATCCTACTGCTCCTGTAGCGTTTAAACCTGTTAAAGATAAATTTGCTACACCTGTTATAGTTAGATCACCTGTTGATCCTGTTGCTGCTCCTAAAGTTACTGCAATTATATTATCAGTAACAAGACTTAAATTACCTAATGATGTCGTTCCTACAACATTAGTAACAGACATATTAGCATCACCTGTTACAGTTTCATCTCCTAATGCTACTGTAGAAGCAGAACCTGAAACACCTGTTATAGCTACACCAGAAGCTAATAATGTTCCTGTTGAACCAGTACCAGCTATTCCTGTTTCAGTTACGTTAGCATCACCTGATACAGATTCATTGCCTAATGCAGTTGTACCGGCTGTCCCTGTAACAGATAAATTTGCAATACCTGTAACAGTTAAACTACTTACTGCTCCTGTTCCTGCTAAACCTGTTTCTGCTACATTAGCTTCACCTGTTGCAACTAAAGAACCTATAGTTCCTGTTGATGATACTCCTGTTTCTGTAACATTTGCTACACCGGTTACTGTTAAAGAACTAACAGCACCAGTACAAGTAACTCCTGTTTCTGTGATATTTGCATCACAAACTACTGTTTCTGTACCTAACGCAGAAGTCCCTGCAACACCTGTAAGGCTTACAGCTACATTAACTACAGCGGGCTGACCCCAGGGCCCTTCGCCCCAGCCAGATCGACCCCATCCGACAGACACTTGTTACTAAGCTATTCTTATTACTGCGTTACTAGCGTCAGCTGCTGGGAACTGAATTGTAAAACTTCCAGCAGTAGATGTTTTATCTCCACCAAAGTCAAACACAGCTACAGCTGGATCACCTGATGCAGTATCGTTGTAAATCATACAACCTCTTGCAGTAATCGTTGCTGTTCCAAAAGTTAAGTCAGCAAAATCAGTAAACGCTGTTGTTCCTGAAGATGTTGGGTTAATGTTGGTTAACGCAGCTCCACCTGAAGTATAGTTTGTTCCAGATGCTTGGTTTGTAGTTGTAAACGCTGTAGTAGCTGCAGTCATGGTTGCAGAACTTGTATATAACGCTAGTTTAAAACTATTACCACCTGAGGCAAGAAAGTTATGTTTTGCTTCTAATAGTTCTTTTTTAAAGCTAGTGCACATTGCTTGTGTTATCGCCATTATAGTCTCCTAATAATATTTGCTAGGTCTTTTTGACCTTGTTTTTCTAATTCATTACATATTGTACAAACGTGGTTTTTAATAGCCTCATTCATATAATAAGTAATAATATGTTTGCATGCTTCTCTAAAAGCATGTGCTTGTGCCCTAATGGGTGCAGGGGCCGTGTCGCTAATGGAAACTAATCTATTAGTAGCCATTTCTGCAACTTCTTCTACAGTGTGCCCTCTGTTATTCGTTGTAGTAACGCTAAGATTACCAACTTCTGTTTCTGAATCAAGTGAAAACATTAATATTCCTCTGGTTCAGGTGGTAGATCATTTCTGTCTATCATACCTATAAATTGTTTTTCTTCTTTTATTATATCAGACCATTTGCATACATTCATTCTACCTTTGTCTACATAAGTAATAACAGGGTCTTCTAGCCTATGATATCCATATAATTTTTCTTTTGTGGGAACATCTGTTTCAAGAAGATTAGACCTTGGTGCAATAGAAACTTCTATGTTGTTTTCCATACATTTAGCTAACCAAAACTCACAACAAGCTTTCCCTGACTCTGCGAAATGCATATTTGTTTTGTATGTAAAATCTACGCCAAAAACAGTTAAATGACCGACTTGATTCCATAATGCAAAAGCTATGGCATAAGCTACAGTATTATTAAAATAAGCACAGTTTAGATCTCCTACCAAAGGACCTAACGGGTACTCCTCAGCAGCGGGAACTCGTTTGTCTAATTCACAGGTGTATATTGGATATTTTATTTGTGGAAGATACTTCCGCATTATTTGAGTCATGCTTCCCGCATCTTCGGTGTCTAAAAACCGAGACATAGGATCTAGAATAAAAGCTCTATCTACTTCAGGTAAAACACTGACCATAGCGTTTATAGCCCATATTTCATCGAAAGCTAAGCTGTGTGTCCTGGACAAATGATAATCTATCTGGCTTTGACCCATTGCTACAAGCGCAATGTTTTTACCTTTTAACTGTGGAAGTGGTTCTTCCAACATTAGTTAGTAGGAATACGTACTTGATCGTACCTATACTGACTCTGTGTTCCTGCTCCTTCTGCGGTGTTCTTTAATCTAGCCAAAGCATTTTCAAATCTTTGGTCGTATCCAGCTATTTCTGTTGGATCCATTTTTAAAAATACAGCTGCTTCTGTTAAACATCCATATAGTAAAGCTATAGGTGCATTGGTTGATAGCCAAGTTGATCCACTGTCTCCAGCTGCAGTTAACGATGCAGGCCTATAAAAATAATGTAGCTCAAATGTATAGTTGCTGTCAGGAGTAGGAGCGATAATAAAACTATCACTATCAAACTCTGCATAATACTTTGGTCTACCTGTGACAGAACCTGTTGTTGCAGGTTTGTAAGATCTCATAAAACTAACTTGTTTTAAATTTAAAAAATAATACGTGTCGCTGTCTATAACAGATAAACTAAAGGGAGCTAAAAAATCTGTAGGCATTCCTAAATAAGGAGTCCCTGATGTAGCTGTTCCAGTTACGTTTCTTTTAAAATTATCTAGCCAAACACCTTTTAAAATTCTTTCTTCGGCCTGCTCAATAATTATGTTTAGATTATTAACAAATGTAGTCTCAGAACTATCAACGTAGTCCTGTATTGCTGTTTTTAATTCGCTGTATGTAAATCCTGCCATTATACTGGTCCTGCTGTTACTGTATCTCCGCCACCTGTTATGTCTCCTGTAGTAGCGGTTCCTGTAGATGTAAACTTATATTCATTTGCATCTACTACAGTTATTGTATATCCACTTGCTGCTTCAAGTACAGTAGTAGTAACACCATCAACAGCTTCTGTAGCTCTAAATCTTACTGTGTCTCCAGTTGTTCTTCCGTGTTTAAATTCTGTAACAGATATAACTGTATTAACTCCTGCGCTACCTGTTCTAAACGGATTTAAAGGTAATAGTGTTTGTGCAGGTCCAACCGTGCAGTCTACTCCGCCTCCTCTAGCTCCTGCTGTTCCTGTTCCAGAACTCGCTGTAAACGTGTACGTATTGTTATTGTAATTAAGAATATTTGTTGTGGTGTTAGCTGTAACTGTAATCGCATACCCATCAGGGTCTTCTATAACGCTAGTTGTAAATCCATCAAACGCATCTACATTTCTAAATCTAACTTTGTCTCCTGTGCTTCTTCCATGGTTGTCTTCAAACACAGTTATAACTGCACTACCTTGTGTAGTAAGAAAAGGATTATTTACAAGAAGACTTTGTGAAGCAGGTTCTGTTCTATCAGGTCTTGGATTTAATAAAGCTTGAGGATCCGCTCCTACAGGGGGAGCTTCTAGTTGTGGCTGTTTCGGATCAAAACATTCTGGGCATGTTTTAAATCCGTCCCATTGTTCTTGTAATTGATGCAAGCGATAACGTTGTCCGCAAGTATCGCAGATCCCATAAGCTCGTTTACCTGAAGCAAAAGCCATTTATATTTAATCGCCGAAACCGCCTCTTTCGCTCTGATTCCTTAATAGTTGTTCTAAAAGATTTCCAATTCCTTCTTGTGGTTTTCCAGAACCTTGACCTTGCATTAATTCTTGTATCCTTGCATTAATCTGATCTAATCTAGCTTGTAGTCTATCCCTTTCAAACATTAGTTTTTTTAAAGTTCCGCCTCGCACAGGCATAGGCATAGCACCTTCTGGTGGCACAGGCATAGGACTAGGGCCAGGATTAGAAGGAGGCATGATGGGAGCAGTGCCACCAATACCAATCTCACCAGGTCCTCGAATAGGCATTGGTGCAGGGGGTGAAACAACTGGCATTGTTGGCATTTGTGGAGGAGCCGCGGGTCCAGGCATAGGTAACGTAGGTGTTGTAAACACTGGGGGTTAA